GTTGCGATGGACGAGGAGAAGAGAGTGATTCGTTACCGAGACAGGACGGAAGAGGTCAAGAATAGCCGTGAAAAAACATCCTTGGACTATCTTCGATATCACAAGGACAATCCCGAGGTATGGGAAGAGGTGGCGGCAAATGGTATGGATGTGGTGCAATTGCGAGACCGATTGAAGGAGGAAATCTCTCTGGAAAAAAAACAATTGGCCGAGATCCGCAGGAGGACTCGGATCCTGGAGATGCTGACTAGAGAAAAGGAGGTGGCAACGAGCAGCTGGAAGATAGAGACCCATCTGATGAAATACGTCCTGGAGGAGGAGCGTTCCATGGGACAGATACTGGATGACATGGAATTGCCCGAATCCTGCCTTCTTGCGGTCTGTCGACAGGACTATTATCGGTGGGGGAAGAAGCTATCGCTCTTTTGCAAGACAAGGAAGAAGCTGGATCCACATGTCTTGGAGATCGCGGAGCGCATGGGAGAGATCCCTCGTCCCGGCATCTATCTTTATAGATCGGATGGTCTCTCCCCCATTGTTCTTCAGAGAGAAGTCGAGAACAGCGGGACCGTGGAGCTCGAGATGGAGAAGAGAGAAGGCGATCGAGGGCTTGTTGAGGGAGTGATGGATGCACTGGGCATGCATCGATTGCGCAGCACGATCGACATCGGCATGATGGGTCATTTCTTCTTCAGAAGTATGTTTATCGAGGTTCCGTTGCTACAGGACGCCTGCATGAATGATCCCGTCTTTTCCTTCTTTTTTTCCATCAATGAATTGCGTCGCTCGTCGCTGGAGAATAATGTCCCTCTCGTCTTCCGTCCTTTTTTGGTTTCTTTCTTTGGTCTAGTGGAGAATGCGAATCGAACCGAGGATGTAACGGTGCGGAATCTCCATCGCCAGTCGGGATTCCAGGTCCATATTACGCTCCACGCGCCCATCTCGCAGGAGAAGATTGGTATCTTCTTTTATCTCATGAGCCGATTGATGGGTCGATTCCAGAGCCATCGCGACAAGTGGCTTGAGGAATATACCCAATACCTCCCCGCTCTGCCCGAGCAGTTGGAGAAACAAAAGAAGGATCTCATCAAGAACAAAAAAGAGGACCGGCCGGAATATTTCGACAAGTATCCACGCATGTTTGTCACCAGCTACTACAGTGTGGTCTGCCAGCAAAAGAAGCAACCCGTCCTCTTTACTCAGGAGGATGTGGATGCACTCCCCGTCGACCAGCGCCACCGTCTCTTTCGCTTTCCGCTCCAGACCATTGCGGATGAATTCCATCCCGAATACTATTACTGTCCCAATGATGCCTTTCCGCATCCCGGGCTCAAGCAGATGAATCTCAAGGGCGAGGACATTTTCATCAATGTGGCTCCCTGCTGCTTTGGTTCGCCCCAGGATGAAAAGACTGAAAAAATGATGAAAAACATCCGCACCAAGGATGATGAGGAGGAGGAAGGAGGAGGTAAGAAAAAAAATGCAATGGTCAAGGACACCAATAATGTGATTACCGGCAAATTCATCATCAAGCAGCCCGACCAACTCGGCACCATCCGTCCCCCCTCCATGGAACGCTTTTTATTGGCACTGAACCCGTTTCCCACCTACTACCGCATCGGGATTGAGGCTTCGCCATCCTCGCTCCTCTCCTGCATGATCACCATGCGAAAGCTCCAGGGCAATCCGGTCCGCACGGACGTCACCGAGATCCGTCGTCGCATGGCCAAGCATGCCGGATGCGCCGAAGCCTGTCTCCAAGAAAATCCAGGCATGGAGGTCGAGGCGATACGGCGCGATATTGAGGATCCCGTCGTTTACTTTGATCCTCGGCGATTCTTTCGGGCGGTGGAGCTGTTTTTTGGTGTGCGCCTAATTGTCTTTGCCAAGCCGCCCGAGATGCTGCTGGAAGACGCCGATCTCCTCTTTCCGGACTCGATGCGATCTCATTATTCAGATTCGCGTTCCTTGTCCCTTCCCGTGATGGTCGTCTTTGAGCACTGGGGAGGCAAGACCAACATCCTCGCCAAACTGCCTTATCCCCACTGCGAATTGATCGGATACAAGCCCTCCACCGAGACGGCCATGAGGGTCCAAATGGAGCCAGGTCCCGTCTTTCAGGTCCTGGACCATCTCCGCTTCCAGTTCGATGGCGATACGGCTCTTTTCCCTCTTGTCCGGAAGAGGACATGGTTCGGGTCCAAGATGGTGGGCCAGTCCACGGACAGCCTGGGCAAGGTCCGTGTTGTGTATTTCCGTGCCGGTGGGATAGTCCTTCCTGCGATCGTGGAGCCACCCCTTGCGGTCATGGACGATGTGGACCATCTCCCGATGCCACGGGAATTTCGTCCCACACCCTACCGCGCCGTGCATACCTTTCTTAACAGGTTTGATTCGTGGTCCAAGATTGTCCTCCCCGATAAGGACGGAGAGGTGGCCTACTGGACCACGACGCAACGAGGCGTGATGTGGAAGAATATGGACGAGTCCACGAATGTCCGATTCACCTTTGCGATCGCCATCCCTCCTCAATCCGATCGCGATATTGAACCCGCATCTCCGATTCTGTCCGAGGGCCTCGCGAGTCCTTTTTTCGTCTCGGACTCGGAGGGTCTCGATATTATTCGCCAGGAAAAGATTGCCCGGTGCCTCTATGATCTGGCCATTCATCTCTTTTCCCTCTTTCTCCAGCGCCACCAGATTCATGCGGGCGCCGTGGATCCCGATACTCTTCTGGATTCTTTCCGACGGAGCCATGTCCTCCTTGATCCGGCCTATGCCTATCCTCCATTGGATCGCATCACACCCGATTCGGCCAAGCTCTTTTTGCACGGCACCGACCACATCGTCCTTCCCTCAGAAGCCTTTTGGAAGCGTGTGCGATACAATCTGAAATGGACCCTCTTTCATCGCCCCGCAGCGCTGGACTCTTTGTCGGTGGCGATGCCCTCCTTTTATCAGAAGATTACCGACTTTCAGTCCAGTGCCAAATATTACTATTGCCACCTCGAGCGTCTGGATTCTGTCTTTCGCCATGCTGTCGGAAAGCGATACGAGATGGAATCCGCTCCCCTCGAGATGCTCAAGAAGGACCGGATACTATGGTATCATCGCGAGCAATCCCCGGTTCCTTATCCTTCACTTGTCTACGCCTTTCCCACCCTCTCGGCGTCTCTGGCCGCCTTTCTTCATTACCATCGCCTGGGATTTATCCCCGAGGTCGCGGCGGTCCGAGACGCCACCACAACCTTTGCGGATATCACAGAGGCCAGCATCTACCAATGGAAGGAGGACGATAAAAAATGGGAATTAGTCCATGAGGTGGAGAGCAGCGATCAGAATCTTTTTCTACATACGAGCGATGCCGTCACGCGTCTTTTGTTGCCACTGCAAAAATAATATTATTTTTTAAAAAATATTTATATAAGAAGAAACCATGATAGATATCTTTGATATACCGACCCCTGATACAATCGATCCCAGATTATGGGGACGAGGCGCATGGGATTTTCTTGACATGGTCGTGGTCATGTATCCCAAGGAGGATCCTCCATTGGCGCACCGCGACGCCGTTGCGTCCCTTCTGGAAAATTTCCAGCATTTTTTACCGTGCCCAGAATGCAAAAATAATTACCAACAATTCCTCTTGGACCATCCTATTGGCGATGCTGTCCTCTGTCGTAATAACCTGGTAGAATTTTACTATCAATTGCGCATGGATGTGGCCCGTCATACGAAACAGACCCTGCGACTCACCATGCGTGATCTCTGGCAGCAGATGGTGTATCGCTTTAAGCTCTGGGAACCACCCCATACCGCTCAGAATCGCATCCTCCCCATGAATCCCACCTCCTCTCGTTTCCTGGATGAACGACGCTCCCGCCTCTCGTCCCGTTCCGGTGGTTGTGGTTGCAGTAGTCGTTGATGATTTTTTTATCCATAGTTTACACTAAAAAAATCAAACTCAGCATAGCATCATCCACGGCCTTGCCAAGGGACTCTTCATTTTTTGTCTGTCCATCGACCGGTCGTTCACGACAGGCTGATAGAAAAGGTATTCACACAGACCCGTCTCGTCATAGGACAGGTCGTCCCGTCGGTGTAACGACGAATCCAGGAGATAACCGAGGATCGAGGCACCGATATACCACCAACCATCTTCTTTCAACTTGCCATTCACCACCAAAAGACATAATACAAACACACGCGGTATCAAGATCGACAGAGACTCGTCAAAATCATGAGCCGCACCGCGCATCTGCACCAATAGTATGGAACTAGCCACCATCGATATGGGCGTCTTTTCCGCTCGATAGAGAGCGTTCATGGCAAGAGGATTGAACAGGAGCCGTCCCATGCCTCGACACGAAGGATCATGGTAAACATAAAAGAAAAAATCCATCAGAGGCGCAACGACCATCATGGTCATCAGCATCGGGACATATTCCTGGAGGGAGAACATGAATAAAAGGAGATAGGGCAGCACATATTCCAAATGACTCATTTCTATGGTGGGGTAAAAATGTTTAAATTGTTTTTTTTTTTCTTAAAATAAAAACATTATATGCAAGAACATCATTCATCTTCAAGACATTCATCTCCAAGACAGCCGTTAAGTGTATCATCTACATCTAATCATCCGAAGAAATCTTGGTATATCCAATTCATGGATAAGATAAATAAAAATTGGGTGATGATATCGTTTGTTTTCCTAGTTATCGTCTTATTCATTAGTGCACTTGTTGTTGGCCTCAAAGTGCGTTCAAATAATAAGAAAAAAATAGATTCAAATCCCGTCATCATTCAGTCCAAGGAACCCGTCTGTTATTATACTGTCGGTCCCTCGGATACCCTGGCGAGCATTGCTTCACAATTAGGAATACAAGAATCGATTCTCCAGTCAAATAATCCATCCATCGATTTTACGAATCTGCAAACAGGTTCAAAGCTCGTCATTCCTGGTGCTGTTTGTTATACGACTGTGTCTGGTGATACATGTGATTCCATCGCCAATAAATACTACACCACGGTTTCCATGCTGCAATCTATGAATCCATCATTATCTTGTGATACTATAATCGCTGGGCAGACGCTCTTGGTGCTGATACCTGGGATGTATCCTGCGGCATCGATCTCTACATTACCTCTGAAGAATTAAATCGTCGGACATTTATACTTTTTTTTGAACATTTAAAACGCCGATTTTAAATTTTATATTTTTTCAATTCTCTTTTTCTTGTCGATTTTTCTCTTATATTTATTGTCTTGAGGCTGGACGATGCTATCCATTCTTAGATCTTTAGGTGTGGTGGAGGATGGATTGAATGAATTAAATAAATTTTTTATGAAATAAAATATTTTAGAAGATAAAAAAAAAATATGCCTAGATCTCATCACTATTCACGATTACCAGATCCTCAAAAGAAGTGGTCTGATGTTTTTCACGAGATCATTCATAATCCTTTTATCGTTGGCTTTATTGTATTGTGTATTTTGGTGGTGGTTGTTGTGCTTGTGATTGTATTTCGTCCTAAAAACAATACAACGACCAATGCGGCGAATGGATGTTATACTGTGGGAAGTGGTGATACAATGACCATCATCGCCGCCCGTCTTGGTATCTCGGTAGTGGATCTCGAGGCCAGTAATCCCTCGGTGGATCCAAACAATATACAGATTGGTTCTTTGCTCGTGATTCCCAATGGGACCTGTTATACGGCGGTTTCGGGGGATTCGTGTGATTCCATTGCCAAAAAATATAACATGACTCTGGACAGGCTCTATTATCTTAATCCGAACGTGATTTGTGGGGATCAGATGAAGGTCGGTCAGGTCTTTTTGGTCGCGATTGGTCCGACCACTAGTTCTTCACCGAGCGGCACCACCTATACGGTCAAGGCTGGAGATACATGCAATAATATTATCGGGATCTATCACATCACTCTGGACCAATTAGCTCAGGCGAATCCGGGACTGGACTGCTCCAATCTGCAGATTGGTCAGGTATTGGACATTCCCTCGTCATCATCTCCACCCGTAATTACCGGGATTCAAGGATACTTTTACGGTTGTAATGGAACAAATGGTCAGTGCGCGTGTGTGAATGGTGCAGTCCAATCACAAGCACCGGTGGGCAATCTGGCGGCTTTGTTCGTCTTTGATGAGAATGAAAGACCGTCTGTTATCCAAAAGGGCATGGTCGCCAATCCCAATTATTGGTCTGCCTATCAATATTCTGGACCTGCTTCTTGCACCTACAAGGCATATACCTTGGGAGGGATTGCGATAGATTGGAATACCGAGGCCGATTATGTCGATAACAATCTCATCTCGGCGATCGCCAATGCAGGATACAATACCATTATTTTTGATGTAGAGAGCATGATCGATCAGAGTAAATTCACTCAGATTACTGCCCTTATGAAACAAAAAAATATGACGGTGATGCTGTATTCTTTTCAGTATGCAGACCGATACTTTACAGGCTTTATCCCGTCCAGCTTTGCGAATGTTGATTATGGTATTCCGAGCATCTATGGTGGTGCCTATAATGGCGGCAATTGTAATTATGATTCCATCTGCAATCTGGATTGGTGGCTCACCATTTTTGGATCGGAGGCCAAATTGATTCTAGGCATCACCGTTGGCACATGGCCCGCCGTGCAGAAATTTCCCCACAAGAATGGCACCGTCGCCGATGGTGGATTTGCGGGCTACATCGAATGGCTCTATTCCATCGGCTCTTGTGATGCATCGACGTCTGTAACGTGCGGATCGAATCCTTGCTAAATTGAAACTATTTTGATTTTTTTTTTATTCTAAATAGTCTGATAAGTCTAGAATAAAAAAAATGAGTCGGAGCACGAGACGTCGAAATACTACGAATGAGAATACCAATGTGTATCCCGATCTTCTTGAGGCCGCCAATGCCTCTCTGAATAATGTCCTTATTCCTCCTCCCACGCCAAGGCCACGTGGTCGGCCAAGAAAGAATCCGGTCGTCGCTGCTCCAGCACCAGCACCAGCACCACCACCACCAATGATGATGGAGGAGGATGACATACGGAGGCCGGATCATGTGAGGCGCGAGCAATTGATTCATCACCATGGATTGACGACGACGACTGATCCTGAGGATCGGATGCTGGAAGAGGCCATGGCCCTGAGCCGTGCGGAATTCGCCGCGGCGGCCCAGCGAGAAGCGATGCTTCGACGGGAACAAGAGGAGCGTGCCGCCCTTCGCCATGCGCTCGCCATCCCCGTCTCTCGACTCGGCATGTGGCAGCGTTCCTCCTCCACCCCTCGTGAGGAAATGCTGTTCCTCACACACATCCTCGATACGATCCATTACCGCACCCGCAGCGAGGAAGAGGAACACCTCCTCGCACCACCACCCCTAGCCGAACAACATCACCAGGCATTTGATTCATTTATCCGCTCGCTCCACAAGAGCAAACTCTATCAACCGATTGCCGCCCTCTTTTCAACATGAATTTGATGGCTAATTTCAATCCATTTTCACGTAAATTTATTTATCTATAGAATAAATAATAATGTTTCGACGGCTCCTGGATCCAAAGATACTGGGGGAGGGATCGTTTGGACGGGTATACGGTCCCTATGATATACAAGATGTGCGTCTATTTCTATCTAGATGTGATACTGATAATACGACATATATACAAAAAGATCTGGAGGAATCGGGGCTTTATGTGATCAAGATTCTTTTTCAGGAAAATAGATTGGACAAGCGCCGGAGCGAACAGATGGGGGAACTCTTTATGCGTTATCAGAGAGGAAAGACACAACGCTTGATCGCGCCTCTCGTGGTGGGAAGGATAAAGCGAAAGGATCTGAATGCACTACTCCCCGTGTCATCGTTTAGAAAGATTTCCTTTCTTTTTGAGATCCAACGATATGCGGGCGGAGATAACATGTATGATGTCATTATGTATACTCGAAAATCTGTCCGATGGTCCATTCATAATGTGTTGACTCTGTGGAATTCCATGATGGAGATTTTGGAGATCGGGGTAGCGATGATTGAGGGTGGATACCTGATCAGTGATATCAAGATGGACAATATGATCATCGATGAATCGGGTATGTGGATGATCGATCCTGAAGTGTATCCACAAACCGTGTTTACCACCATGAAAAATATCGTCGTCACACCCAATCCAATGAATATGCCCGCTCAATTTCTTAATCCACACTTTTTTTCTCCGAATCCGTTACGAACCTACACCTTATTGTATCGTCGAGATTGGATGAAATTGAAAAAATTCTATCAGCATACCAATAGCCACCGTCTTGATACTCTCTTGGATCTTACCTCCAAGACGGTGCGATATCAGAATCCTGCCTTGTTTATCCGCCATGTTGCGATCCTTGGTCTTTTCTATCCTTTTCTCATGATCATGATCTATATCATAGACACAAAGATTTCCATCAAGCAATTCTCGCCCGAATCCCGCGAAATCATTCAAAATATAAATGACCTTTGTTACAAGATTCTTCAAACAAGGGCTTCCTACAATGCACATAATATGCTGCAAATGATGAGATTGGCGACCACCAAAAACTTTCGTCAAACGATCGCATCCACAAAACCATCCTCCTCCTCCATTCGCGATTCAATATCGATCGTCCCCCCTCTTGCTCTCCAGTCTCACACGATTATCCAAGACTATATCAAGAAAAAAAAGAGTGGACGATCTAAAGACGACGGCGTCCTGGAAGAAAAAGCAAGCAAGAATGGCAGTCAAGATTTTTCTCAACATGATTGTCAAAAACGAGGCGCGGATCATCGAGAGGTGTCTGAATGCGGTGCAGTGGGTGGACGGTGTGGTGATCAGCGATACCGGCTCGACAGACAATACCGTCGAACTCATCGAGTCTTGGCTCAAGACGAACGACAAGCTGGGTGCGGTTGTCCAGAATGAATGGAAGAATTTTGGGCACAATCGCACCGAGGCGCTCAAAGAGGGTCGCAAGTGGTGTTCCGAGAACGGTCTGGATCTCCATGAGGTGTATTTTGTGCTGATCGATGCCGACATGATTTTTCCCGCCATTACGCTCCGCGACTGCATCGAGCAGGCGGACCTATGGGATGTGCGCCAGCAGAATGCCTCCATTATCTATCATAATCTGAGGGTGGTTCGGGCGAGCCTGGATGTAATCTGCAAGTGTCCGACGCACGAATATTATGACGTCCTGACGAAGGATGCGACGAGGAAGACATATGAGGGTGTGATTATCGAGGACATCGGGGATGGAGGTGCCAAGAGCGATAAGATTGAGCGTGATATTCGTCTCTTGAAGGAGGGATTGGTGGAGGAACCGAAGAATTGTCGCTACTGGTTCTATCTGGCGAACACGTATCGGGATTCGGGGGATTTCACAAATGCGATCCTTGCCTACCACCAGAGGATTGAGATTGGCGGGTGGTATGAGGAGACCTATTGTGCACACCTCTACAAGGGCGATTGTCACAAAAACCTGGGTCAGCATAAAGAGGCCGTTGCGCTCTGGCTCGATGCCTACCAGGTGGATCCGGTGCGGTCCGAGGCCTTGTGGCGCATCGCGGTATACTATCGGACCATCGCCAAGCATCATATCGCGATGCTCTTTATCGACAAGGGTCTCAAGATGGAGCAGCCGACGGACCGTGTCTTGTTCCTGGAAAAGCCGGTCTATGAATATCAATTCCTGTATGAGATGTCCATCTGTGGCTACTATGTGAATGACAAGTCCCGTGGAAAACTAGCCTGCAAGATGCTGCTGGACAAGCCGATGATTCCACCTGGAATCCACGAATCGGTGGTAAATAATATGGAATTCTACAAATAAAGTTATTTAATAAATTCTGTATTTATTGAATAAAACATACATGTCGAATAGAGAATCCGGATTCCGAATCCATAATGGCACCAACCAAGTCTGCACTCCGTGTAATATCTCCTCAGGATCAAATTTCAATGTGATTGGAGGTGGCTGCCAGCGCCGTCGGAGCTCTCCAACACCTGCACCTACTAAACCTACCCCTACCGAACCTACACCTACCGAACCTACACCTACCGAACCTACACCTACCGAACCTACCCCTACTGAACCTACATCTACCGAACCTACACCTATCGAACCTATTCCTACTGAACCTACACCTCCCGAGCCTACTCCTACCGAACCTACACCTACTGAACCTACACCTCCCGAACCTACACCTACTGATCCTACTCCTACTGAACCTACACCTCCCGAGCCTACTCCTACCGAACCTGCACCTACCGAACCTGCACCTACCGAACCTACACCTATCGAACCTATTCCTACTGAACCTACCTCTATCGAACCTGCACCTACCGAACCTACTCCTACCGAACCTACTCCTACCGAACCTACAATATGATCCAAATTATATCTATATCTAGTGAATCAAGAGATCTAAGATTTTATCTATAAAAAAAGAAAATAATGAATGTCATTTCAGATACCAGTAATAAAAATAATAGGGATACATCTCATTGGATACACGAGACGGTGAACTTTGATAATATGGAAGGTATGACGAATTATGTGGAGACAACATTAAAGCTGATGCAGGATGATCTGAATACTTCAACACGATCAGAGAGTATTTCTCGGAAGATCCCTTTTCATTGTGAAAGTGCCGATAAGACTTTTGTTGTGACTTGTCTCGATATCTTTAAAGAAGCGGGTCATAATACGATTGGCATCACGGTTGGATATAGGATATATCATTGTGATTATTCTTATATCTTTGATTATGATATTCATGGATTGCGAGATGCGGAGGATGTCGTGCATGCTGTATTTCATTGTATCCTAGATATGCATCTATGCAAGGAGTGTTTCACGTTCACGTCGTCGGAGCATCAATTATGCAACACCTGTATCCCGAATCGCATCCGAGAAGAATACTCGAGAGTCCATCGAGGCAATACTAATATCGATGTATGCACGATATGTATGGAGACGGTCTATCTGTCGCGCATACGGTGTGGACATTCCTTCCATCGGACTTGTCTCATCGGTCTCTGCAAGAATCGATGGTTCGATGAGAATACCAAGCCGATTAAATGTCCTCTCTGTCGGGCTGAAATTACCTCCGAAGACAAGTATGATTATTTCATGTATTCTTCTTGATCTTGAGTGATTTCTTTCCGTTTTCACACGAGGTGCATTCCATCATGGAGAGATTCGGATAGGCCCTGTCGAGATTGCCGTATTCATTGGACGAGGTAAAGTTATTCGAAGAAGCTACAAACGAAGACACCTCTTGGATGTAGTTTTCGCGTAGTCGTGGTTGTTGTGGTTTTCCTCTCTCCATTTCTTTATTTTTTTATTAGTGCAATAAAAAAAAAATGATTCAAAAATGATTCTCTCTTTTATTCAATTCAGAGATGAAACGTTCGATCTTGGTGCCTCTTTATCGTTTAGGACACGATCCATTGTGAACTTATTACCACCACCACCTATCCTTTTCATATGGATAGCCATCAGATCCGTCGAGATTATGCGATACTTCCCAATCCGATTTTTACCTTTCTCGATAAGGCGACGGTGCTTACAGATACCCTACTTGATTATGGCGATGACAAGGAGGATAAAGTCTTGAGATTGAAGAATAATCTTACTATCGATCGTCGTGATTGCGGTAAATACATGCGTGTGTCGACGTCCTTTATCACCTCTCATCTTCCATGGTGGCATCCATCACATCAAGAAATGCTCGTGGATTGGATACGACTCACACCTCCCTCGAACGATGAGGATTGTCCATCCAATCTCTTTGTAATCGTTCCTTGAGGAGATTCCAATACTGTTGCATGTCGGGGCGTCTCCAGACGGGAAGACTGGATGTCATCGCGTAATCTTGTATCAGATCGGTTGAATTGTCTAGTTTGATTTTTAATCGTATCGCGGCGCTCTTGGAGCGGGTATTTCTAGAAAAATAATGGGTCTCTTGTCGACAGATCGGACAGGTAGGCCTGCGCAATACAATCCATGTCTTGGCACAATTGAGACACAAGGAATGTCCACATTCCAGGCGGATTGTTCGAGGAGATAAAGGGCGAATCTCATGGTAACAAATTGGGCATTCCATTTATTTTTTTATTATTTTTTCTTCCATCCGTGATTGATCGCATTCAGCAATCGGACCATCGCTTTGGCCTTTTCCAGTGTCGTCCCGTAGGCCTTGATTTCTTTGGTCTCGGTGTTGTAGACGCGATACAAATCCTTGTTTGGTAGTTTACGCACTTTGTAGGGCATATTTCTTCTTAATGAAAAAAAAAAGAAATCTAAAGAATTTCACGGACAATATGAAATGGAGACCAAGATGACTCATATCCTTCTGGACGCTCATTGGTAGACGGGACGAGGTGGTGGTGTGAAAAAAGTGGCCGGGACATGCTGGATGAATTATATCGTAACTACAATTTTACGGTGCTTCATCGCGTATTCCACTTTTTTGAGCCACAGGGAATGACGTGTGTTTATGTATTGAGCGAATCACATCTCTCGGTGCACACATGGCCTGAGGATGATTTTGTCTCGATTGATCTTTTTTGTTGCCTGGATTATTTCAAAGAAACGTCTGGACTTATTTCGATGGAGTCGCGTATTCTTCATAGGGTCCAGGCCAGGCCGCCGAAATCAGAATAGGAGTTGGGGATTTGTGCGCTAAATCGCATCGAGCAGTGCTGGCATAATTGTTCGTATTCCACTTTGCCACAAAAGGGATGGATGCTGGGATCACAGTCATCTGTGCACCAGCATTTCAAATGTCGCTGCAACCATCCCGGGCCGGTAAAGGTGTTGTAGTAATCTCCGACCACGCGACCGATCGCGGGCGAATACATGTCGGGATACGTCTGATTTAATGTCTCATACATGCTTATTTTTCTTATCATAAGAAAAATAAATCCATCCTTAGATTTCCTCCCCAAGTCCCTTGAGAATATTATTAAGTTCTGTCTTCTGGTTTTTGGTCAACTTGCCGGTCAGCACCTTGGGTAAGGTCTCCTTGGTGGCCTTGGCGAGATGAGGATATTTCTTTTCCACCACCTTCTTTTCCGACTTCTTCTTTTCCACAGGCGAGGTAAAAAAATCCTTGATGCTCTCATACATGGCGGAAATTATATTTTCATCCACCTCTTGATCCTTGACCTCCTTCACCTTGGGCCAGACCTTTTTCGTCACGACCGCCTTGGCCGCTTTTTTCGTCTTGGGTGTTTTGGACTCTAATTCCTTGATCAGCTCATCGATCAAGTCCATTTCCTTCTGTAACTGCTCCATTTGCTCTTTCTCTGTTATTTTTTTCTTGGCCGGCATTTCTTTTCTTTTTATTTAAGATTATATTTTTTTTAATTAATTAAATTTTGAATTGACCGGGCGGGACAGGCATCTTCTGCACACCAGGTCTCACTGGAAATATCTGTTTATTTGCCTGGTCAACAGGTATGTTATTCTGATGCAATTGCGATTGTGTTTTGAGATATTGTTGGAGTTTTTTCTGAATTGAATTTGAATCGACCCATATTAGTGGTGGTGCTTGTGGTGATTGTGGCACTGCTTGTGGTGCTTGTGGCACTGCTTGTGGTGGCACTGGTGATGAGGATAATACATTTGATATCTGTGATGCTGTTGATTGTGACACTGGTAATGCGGATACTACTTGTGATGCTGATTGTGCGGATTGCTGTAATGATTGTGGAACAGGTTGTGGAACAGGTTTTTTTCTAAGGAAGATGATCATTATGACGATGATCAAGATGACAATGATGCCAATGACGACTCCTGCGATGATAATATAGAGAAGATGCTTATTGATGGTTTTGGAAGTCGGGGTAGAATTTATATTTGGAGAGGGTAACAAGGTGGTGGTAATAGGTAATATCTTGTTGCTATTGACGGGCGACGAGGTGGTGGTCGAAAAGGATGAATTTGGAGAAGGTAAATTGGTGGTGGTCGAAAAGGAGGAATTCGGAGAAGGTAAATTGGTGGTGGTCGAAAAGGATGAATTTGGAGAAGGTAAATTGGTGGTGGTTGAAAAGGCGGAATTCGGAGAAGGTAAATTGGTGGTGGTGGAGTTGGAAAAAATGGGTGCTGCGGTGGACGTATTATTCATATTCATGGAGGAAAACTGAGGGGGTAATGGTGGAAAGGACAAGAAATCTTCTCGTTGATGGGCAGCGGGACGGACTACCCATTCATTTCGAGTGATATCAAAGTCAAGACAATCGTCATTCTGTCCCGATACACAAACATAGCGATCTTTCTTCAAGAGCGGCATGTAGCTATTCATGAATTGGATCCGTGTCATCTTATCCTTGGCCTCGCAGAGCGAGGCGCAGATCGGAAGCGGGGAATGTTCGGCGGTGCACCGCGACTCGACAAAGGAACGACATGTCGCCGGATTCCTACACATCTTATTGCAGATCCGCTCGCAGAGGGCCGGATTGGCATATGGATTATGGGGAGCATAGCATTCTTTTCGACAATACTCGGCACATTGGCGTTTGTCCTCACACACCGTCGCTTCTTTGCATATTTCCTCTCTTGTTTTTTCAGGAATGACAATTTCTTCTTCTATATATAAATCATCGAATTCATCATCAACATCAAATGACATTGTGCTTTCTTACTTCCATGAAAAAAAAAAATTGTTTTGGTTTTTAGAAAAAAAAAAATAAAAAAATAAAAACCTCGGATTAAAGAAAAGAATAACAAAAATGCAGACACACCATCCCCGTGACCACTTCCTTCGTCATACCACGAGTCTTCCTCCTCCCCCTCCTCCTGCTTCCAGTGGTAGGCCCGCCGGCTGCCCCCCGTGTGGCGGTAGCATGCGTCCCCACCCTCCTCAGACATCGATGCCTCCTCCCAAGACAACGACGGTCGCTCCTCATCATTTTGATCACCGCACTTCGACCAAACAAGTCATGGAGCCATATACAGGCCCCAATTGCAGCAAAAATTGCCTCATGAATCCCGATTCCGCCGATATTCAGCAGCTCGGCGAGCCCATGAGCCCCTGCATGAATTGCACCTCCATCTACATGGCCATGCGCGATCGCTCTCCCTTTGACCGTGCGTATCTCCGCGCCTACAACAAACTCCCCGGCATGTATGTGACCAACCTGGACAGCCTCGTGTTTGCTCCTTGAGCTTCCTCGAAACAAAAACTGATTTTCATCGATAATTAATAATACAATGATAGGTATTATTAACTGACACGAATTTACCTTTCTTTTTTCAGAAATATTACAAGCAGAAATGGACTGCCCGGTGTGTCTCGAGACGATCCGCAAATCGGGACGCAACACGATTCGCCTGGAATGTGGTCACTGTATGTGTGGAGGATGTGCCACAAAATGGATCGTGCAGAATGGCCATTCAAGCTGTCCTATGTGCCGGGCACAGACCCATCATTTTTCTAGAGAAACGCGGTCCAAGAGATTTTCTATTCCTATTGCCAAGGCCTATGGTATGATCTTGCAGCAACTCATGAAGGATGACGGCAACATCGATCTTAAGTCTTTCCTTGAAGTCCTCGATATCCTCTATTTTCCCTGCATCGACCTCTGGCGACGGCCCGACATGCTCCCGATCATCCGACCGATCAAGGATTCCATCGCCATGGCATTACATCAAATCCCTGATATGCCCGAGTATCTTCAGGCAGGCCTCTATGAGTTTGTGACTCTTGTCTAGTTTAGTTAGCCATCCAGCAGAGTGCAGAACCATCCATATTGTAGAATTGTAATACCTCCATAAGAAAGATCAATCATATCCATAATAGCACGATCCAATTTACCCGTGGACAGAATGGCAAAGATCATCTTGACGATTCTTCCATGCGTCACTACTACAATCTCTTGTTCTGGGTCATCTCGAAGGTCCAACAAGAGACTCTGTATATTCTTTTCAAAAACATCATCATTTTCTGCCTTGTTGTGTAATCGGATCTCCGTCTCGATCGGGGCAAATAAAGAATATTCCTGTATTTTCTGTGCGGTTTCCATGGTCCGAAGTGTCGGACTGGTAAGGATCTTACCTATAGTCCTTGGTAATTTTGACAGGACTTTTTCTATCTGGAGACGACCCTTTTCATTCATCCAAATATCCTTTTCTTTGACATCATCCCTGCCACAGGCATCCGTCTCTCCATGACGGACAACATAAACCTTCTTTTTCGTCATGTCTTAATTATACTCTTTCCTTTCATGTGTTTATATCGTCCATCAAAATTGATCTATCTAAGAATTTCTCAAGAATTAAATAAAACATGGAATGTTCCATTTGTATCCAGGAAACGGATGGAATGGTGGTATGTCATGATTGTGGTCAGGAGGCTTGCGTCCATTGCATTCATCGTTATCTTCTTGATCATCTTATGCGACCGAATTGCATGAATTGCAGAAAATCATGGACTCTATCGTTTATTAAGGAACAATTCCCATCTGTTCTTTATAATAGCCTTGTTGAAAAGAGGCGTCGTATCTGGTTTACTATGGAGAGTCAGAAATCAAGGTGCTCACAATGTGGTGTCCACCAGGAAGAAAATACGACGCATGTATGCCATCCGGAGCATCTCACCAATTGGAAAACTATCTTGGAGACCAGTGTCCCTTGTCCCGGTTGCAAGATACCGATACAGAAATCATCGGGATGCTATCAGATGTGGTGCACTCTGTGTTGCACTGCCTTTGATTGGAAATCGGGGCAATTACTCGTTACCCATCAATTTCATAATCCACATTATTCTGAATATCAACGACAGAAGCAACAACAGAGAAAGAACATTGATTGGTCCGAGATGGAGATTCCCTTGCGAACATCCGGCAGGTCCATCTCGGAACAGCGACGATGGTTATTCTTTGTCTGTCTGTTAAATCGGATTCAACGCATGCTCTTGGACCATCAAGAAGAAGAAGAATGTCCACAAGAGATCCTCGAAGAATTTGTTGTCAAGAGTCAGCAATTGGTGCAGAAACTACTACATAAACAGCAGTGGTCCTCTTGTCATCAAGAGATGATGACTCTGATTGATCAATTCAATCACAAGAATGAATTTCATGAATTCCCATTCCGGATTCGAGCTTTTACAATGATTACTTTGGATTGAAATTATTTTTTTCTAAAAAAATAATACAATGAGTGTAGTTTCTTATACAGTTATAAGATTTCGAGATGGATTCAGATTAAATAATACCCGCAAAGGAAGCATCATGATAAAGATCAAGGTATATATGATATTATTAAAAAAATTTAATACGACTGCTGGAACTCCTGGAACTCCTGGAACTGGTATTCTTAGAATAGAGAAAATCATTTGCCGAAAAATATATTCAATCACAGAAAATGGCAATACAATGATTTGAAAAATTAGAGTATACAAATTCATCATTATTAATTTGGGTGCAAATATGGTAATTATAATCAATAGAACGAATAGTATGGGTAAGAGTGAAACATACAAATCAAATTGAGAAATGGTCGCTTTTTTATCTTTTTTGGAATTTGCCGGTGCTGTGGTGGTGCCTGGTCCTGGTATTGGTCCTGGTGCTGTGGTGGTGCCTGGTCCTGGTGCTGTGGTGGTGCCTGGTCCTGGTGCTGTGGTGGTGCCTGGTCCTGG